CACTCTCGTGTGCCGGGAAGCTGTTCCTTGTGGCAGATAACCATCTTCGGTTTGTTGCCCTCGTTCCACACCCGCCATACGGACTGTGGTACGTCTTTCATAATCAGGTACTCAATCGCCTGTTCTTCAGTCATTGCGTCAACAGGCTTGGTGTTGTGCAACAGGTAGCCACGGGTGTGCTTCGTAAAGCCCTCTTCGGCCTCGTCCTTTGCTAGTTCCCAATAAACTTCGACAGGTGGCAGGATACCGCCCTGTAGCGCACACGCCATCCAGTTTGGATCAGGCACCAATATCTTGGCGCACTCGTCTACGCTGTCCTCATAGACAACCCGATAGTCTGACTGCACACCCTCAAGGTTCTCTTTGGCCCAACAGAGCCTGTCCCATAGATGTGTGCCTTGAAACTCTGGGGTCACTGTCATTATGCTAGGTCTCCGTTGTAATCAACACAGACAATGCTGGCGTCAACGATGGTCACGTTTGCACCAAAAACATATATTCTTATTTGTGTTGTTGTCTGAGATGTGCCGCCATCAAAACAAACCAAATTGCCCGGTCCAGTATCCACTGTCATAGCGGTGTTTGCATAGTTAGCATTAGCCATAGCAGAGGTTAAGTTGGGATAATAATGACCTGTTCCATTATCCGTAACAGATGAATGATTTAAGCTATCCCTCACAGCTAAAGTGCTAGTGCCGTTAAAATTAACCCACGCCTTCGCACTACCATTCACGACATAATTCGTAGCCAGCGAACCCGCAGTCGAGTGCGTCAGGGTATCTGCTTTGAGTGTGCCGAAACTAGCCATTATGCGAGGTCTCCTATGACATGCCCGTTCATACGAGTATCATCAGTTGCACTGCCGGACGCATTAAAAGCACCAATGTTTGCAAGAGCAGTTGTCACTGTGTCATCTGTAATGCCAACATTACCGCCCATACCAACATGAGTATAATTTGCATTGCCCATAGCGTTTGTAAAATTGTAGTGATAATCCCCCGTCCCATCATCCGTCAGTGATGCTACGTTAAAGCTGTCATTTATACTTGTTCCTGCATTGAAACGTATAAAGGCTTTTGCCAGCCCCTGCTGCAAGTTTGTGGTTGTCGAATTGCCCTCGCCCGTGACTGCAATAGAGCCAGCGGTGCTAGTACCAGTCAGCGTGTTTACAAGAATGGTACTCATGCGAGGTCTCCCTGTACAACGGTGCTAATTGTTGCAGCGTCATAAAAATTATCATTAACAGTATTAAAGTTGGAGTATCGATGAGTCGTCGTTGTATTGGCGTCTCCTGCGGAATTTACATTAAGAGCATAGTTGCCTTGCGTGTCTCCAACATTAGTGCCAGAGATAGCATAATTAGCGTTTGCCAGAGCAGACGTTGCCGTATTAGTAAAATTACCTGTGCTGTTGTCTGTAATGCTTGAGGTGTTCAGACTATCCCTAATAGCAGCCGTACTTTGATTCGCACTAGTCCACATCTTAGGTGCCTGTTGCTTCGTCAGCGTAGCCGCACCGCCGCTGGTGCTTTGGATGGTATCTGCCTTCAACGTACTCATAGCGTCACCAATGTCCCGCCGCTTTCAACGGTCAGGGTCACGCCACTAGCTACAGTGAATGGCCCTGTCACGTTTGCGTTCTCAGTTGCAAGGATGGTTGTGTCTGCCGTCAATGACTGTGCGTTGGTACGGAACAGGCCACCGCCCTTAAAGTTGCCTTTGTTCTCAGCAGCGGGTGTGATTGTTGCACCCTGTGGAGCAAGGTAGTTTACAAAAATATTGCCAGTGCCACTTGATGGGGCAGCAGTGAATGTCAGGGTCGTGCCGTCAGGAATGGTGTATGCAGCAGTGTCTTGGACAACACCGTCAACAGACACAAGGACATCCTGCACAGAGGATACAGCAGTGGTCAGGGTGAATGTGGTATCGCTGCCATCACCGTTGAAACGCTGTACTGGTAACGTGCTTTGAAAGTTATCGGCTGTTTGCTGGCCCAAATACGGCATTAGGTTATCTCCATGATGCTCATAGTTACGCTGACTTTATCCGCCACAGAACAATCAACCTCAATCTGATCTGTGGTTTCCAAAACCACTTTATTTCCAGCAAGAATTTCTAAAGAACTGCCAACAGGAATAGGCGCGTCTTTCAGCAAAAACGTAGTGGTGTTTGTCGCAGCCCTGCCGCCACCAGATGTGTCGCTGACCAGCTTCACACTGGCTGTCACCTGACTTGTGTGTACGTTCGCAAGCACCATGCCAAGGACAATCGTGGTGGTGCTACCAGGCGTGGTGTACAGGTCTTCAGGCGTGCCAGAACTGGCTGGCATCACATCATGTGATACCACTTTGAATGTGTTAGCCATTCGTTTTCTCCTTTAGCCCAAGGCTATCGCTAACGCGGTGGCCTCGTTGGCCGCATCAGTGGCTGTGGTGGCACCGATGTCAGACAGCACCTCCGATGTCGATCTGGATTCCAGACCATTTGCAGTGAAACGCGCATACTCATCGTCAGCGACAGACGCACTGTCGATCTTGACTGCATTGGTGTTGGATATTCCAAAGGTCAGCGTGGCCTGTGCGCCGATATCAGACAGCACCTCACTAGTTGACCGGCTCTCTAGGCCGTTAGCGGTGAACCGGGCATATTCATCATCTGCAACGGATGAACTATCAATTTTGACTGCGTTGGTGTTTGAAATGCCAAACGTCAGCGCAGCTTGGCCACCTATGTCTGACAAGACCTCTGACGTTGACCGGCTCTCTAGTCCGCTGGCTGTGAAACGCGCGTACTCATCATCAGCCACTGAACTGCTGTCAATTTTGACGGCATTTGTATTGCTGATGCCGAATGTCAGGCTGGCTTGACCGCCAATATCTGACAGCACCTCTGATGCAGACCGGCCTTCGATAGACGTGCCAGCCACGCGCAGGAAATCATCATCAGCCACGCCGCTGGTAAAGATCGGCACATTGTTGTTTGAAATGCCGGTAGACAGTGTGGCGGTAGTCGTGATCGCCGTGCCGTTCAGCGTCATGGCGTCAGCTTCAAGCGTGCCGTCAATGTCGGCATCGCCGCTGATGTCTAGTGACCCAGCATCTAACTCGCCGGTCAGCGTCACGTTACGGAAGCTGGCAATGTCCTTGTTACTGTCTACGATGACAGCCTTGGATGCCGTCACAGTGCCTGCTGTAACGCCGTCAATGGCCTCTAGTTCAGCCTCGCTGATAACAGCGCCTGACCCAAGCGTCAGGTCACCACCGACAGTCAGATTGCCTGCAACAGCCGTTGTACTGTCTGCGACTGTGGCATTGGGCGTATGTGTGAGATAACTGACAAAGCTGCCGCTGATTTTGCTTCCAAGTGTTAGCACGCCGCCGTCAGCAATATTTACCTTGTGCTGGTCTGCGTTGTCATCGCCTTGGTCGGCTTTCAGTACGATGCCAAGCGCTGCGCCTTCTACATTGGCTGCAATCTCTAGGCTGTCATTCGTCGTTTCATCATATTGTATTGTGATGTCACTGTTTGTACCAAGCGTGATGGTTTTGTTGTCAGGCAGGGTAATGCCTTGAGCAAACGGGATCGCAGCCGTGCATGTCTGCGTGCCGTCCTTCAAAATGGTCGTGGTCAGACCAGTCGCAAAGCCGTCCAGTTCTGTGTCAAACTTGGATGCAAGGATTTTGACGCCATTGTCACGATCTGTCGTGCAGTCAAACGTCCGCGAAAAGGTGCCGCCGGAAAAAGGCATTAGATTGGCCCTCCTGGTGCAAAGGTATAATGAGCGCTGATAAAGCTGATTGTTTGGGTGCTGGTTGCGACCTGAATACGCAATGCACTGGAGTAGCCAAGCCGATTGACCGCTTTGCGCCGCTTGGTCACGCCAGCGCCCGTGGTATCAGCCCAGAAAAAGTCATCCCAAGTCGCGGTGTCCCAAGCCGCTAGGTTGGATGCAAAACTGACTTGCGTGACATCAATGGCGCGTGGCGATCCTAGATCGACGCCCACACCAAACGAGAAATCAATCGTTGTCTCCCCATCCAGTATGGGCTGCACGCTGCTAAAGCGTTTTACGCCGCCCCTGTCGCCAAAATAGTTGTAAGCGGTAGCCAAATCACCAGTAATGTCTGAGCCATTATCTGCATCACCACCCACCTTGAAAACTACGCCTGACGCGCTGCCAAAATATGTATCGCCGTTGAACTGCCCCCAGACATGGGCTGGCATGTTTTCAAAGATGCACCATGCCCTGATGATCGGGTTGAACACATGCTGGTTGAACGGGTCAACGTCGCCTGTCGGGTAGTTGAAAATCACCTTGTCGCCATCCGGGCTGACAAATATCTGCCAGCCGGTGGTCGTGCCGGTTGCCGCGACCTGGCTAATGACCGTGCCGCGTATTTTCTCTGAAATGGCTGCTGCCTTGTTGCCAACAATGTCCTGCCGCACCACTTGGCTTAGAGGCAGATAGCCCTCTTTGGTCATCACGATGACATCGCCGCCCAGCTTGGCAATGGCGCGTTTTTCGTTAATCGGCTCTGCAATCCTAAATGTACCGACAAGGGCAAAATCGCTACTGGGGTTGCTGCCGGAGTAAAGCAGCACCTCACCCGATGTCATCACGATGCAAAGCAGATCATCAACGCCCTCACCACCATCGATGGTCAGGGTGTTAATCATAATAATGTTACCGCCAAATGTGCCGACAAGGCCCACAGGGAACTTTGTAAAATTGCCCTGGAATGTGTCAACGGTGGCGCTGTAGTAAAAGTTTTGGCTGTCGCCCGTCCAATAATAAACCCGGTTCTTGTGCGCGTGTACGCCTGTCAAAGTGTTCGCGTTGACGCTATCAGACAGCGTGATCGACAGATCGCTGGCGCTTGACCCGTTCCAGCTAAAAGGCACGTTTGCCCCGGACGGCACAAAGATGGTGTTGTTGTTGAATTCAATGCTTTCTGCCCTGCCGTTGGCAAGGCCGGTCTTTCTGCTAACCGCTGACCCCGTATCAATCTGGTAAAGCGTGCCGTTGCTGCCGATTGCCAAAAGCTGGCGGTTCGCGCCAGCATTATGCTCAACCAGTGTTTCAACATTCCCGCTGCCAATCCCTGTACAAAAACTGGTGTAGCCGTCGCGCAGGGTCACTTTCTCCACAGTCGGGAAAAAGTTGGACATGATCAGCGCGTCTGTCGGTGACATCGCATCGATACTGTCACGGCTGTTCAGGCCGCCCACAGGGGCTGGCACGCTGACCGCCTTGACGCGGTAGCCCTTAGATGTTGGCAGTGCTTGCAGCATCAGACAGCGCCATATCCGCTATCTGGCAGATTGTAGCTGTATGGGCTGACCAGCAGGCGTCTGGCGTCATCCAGGCTGATGACCGGCGCACCGCCTGCGCGGCTAATGGATTGGCGCAGTTCTAGCTGGTATTGCCTGAAATCCTCATCATAGGTCAGCCCGTGGTTCTGCTTGAACCGCCAAGTGACGCCCATCTCAATCAGTGTTTCATCAAGAATGCCAATATCGGTATCAGCAGCCATTGTTGCCTGTGATGTGCCGCTTGCTGATTGGCACCAGTGGCCGCTGACATACTCATACCCAATGGTTTCTGTTGATGTCGGTGTTGGCGTGACATCGAACTTGAGCGCGTTGCTGCTTGGCTTAAAACGGAACTTTTGTGTGATGCCAGCAGATGCTGTGCCGTAGCGATCTTTTTGGAACTGCTGCGGCGTGATAGGCCCGACCATCTGATCTAGATCGGTGCGGTTGTACATTGTTGAACCAACAGACCGATCATAATCAGTCGGCAGATCGTAACTTTGCGTGCCATTGGCCGTGCTGAAAGTGTGTTCCTTCAGCAGAATGGGCCAGTTGTTTGACCGCATCAGTTGCTTGCCCTCACGGTTGATAAAGGCCAGCAACTGCCGTGCAATCGGGTCTGTGTTGCCGACAACTGTTGTCGGACGCTCAAACCCGGTAAAGTCAGCTACGTTCTGCGCTATCGTCAGCAGGCTCATGTTTTACCTCTTCTGCCAAGGTCTGGGCCGCCACAGCCACCTCGACCACTAGGTCATCTTTTTTCTTTGTCGCTTCGACTTGCAGCTTGGCGATCTTGGCCAACTCGACATATGGCTCACCAATGCCGCGCAGCGTTGCTTCTTCTACTGCGGCCAGTGCTTCAATCGTTTCAATTTCGTGCAGTTCAAGTTCAGTCCGGCGTGGCTCTGTCATGCCTGGCAGTTCTGCTAGGCCGGTGCCTTTGGTGCGCGGCTTTTTCTTTTTGCCTTTGTACGCCTTCCATTCGGCAGGAAAGCGCTGCAAATCTTCTGGCCGCGCTGGTCCTTCCCAGATGTCCCGCACGCCTGCAATTTCAATCCGGCAAAAGTCACGCTTTTGGCCGTTAAGTTCTCGCTCGAAAAAGATGCCCTTTTCGCTCATATCAATCCTCCCGATTGCATAGAAAAGGGGGCGAGTTGCCCCGCCCCCGTGGGTTTACATTGGGAAATCGCAGATGATTTCCTTGTCGCTGATGTCGCCAGCAATGGCACAGACGTTATCTGTTACATCTGCTGAAACATCCAGCTTGCCGTCTGCTGAACCTGTTGGTGTCAGCGGGTCACCGTCAGCGCCTGCTGTCAGGGCTGCGTTCATGGTTGCCATGCCCTTGATCTGCACCCAGCAATACTGGCCGTCAGTCGGCGCTGATTGCAGAATGCCTGCACCGATCTCAATAGAGTCGGACAGATCAGACGTCACCTTGAACAGCTTGTAGCCGTCCAGTGTGTAGTAGTAGGCGGCGTTACCGCTGACTGCTGCCACGCTTCCACTGCCAGTGTCATACTGGACATATTTGTAGATGCGTGTGCCGTTAGTGTCGTCAACGATGGCACCAAGCTGACCCAACTGAAATTCAGGAGTGTCAGCGACTGCTGTGGGGTCAATCCCCATTACTGCTGCAATGGTCATTACAGTTCCCCTTCCTTTAAGTGTGGATCACGCCTTGGAGAGCGCGGTTCGAACAGGTCAGATTTCCTGACCAGAACATTGGCGTCACCATTGCGTCTTGGTTGACGGACATTTTTGCTTCACCAGGAACAAAGTCACGGGACGCAGCAACTTCCAGACGCAGATAGTCTGTGTTCAGGAAATACATCCGGTCAGTGTTACAAGATGAATCAAACACCACATCGCTGTTCAGATACTGGACACTGGTGAAACCAGAGTTTGCCAGATCGTCGCTTGTGATGCGCTGGATGGCCTGAAGGCTACCCAGAAACGCCTTGTAGGCATTGGTGCCAGCCATGATCAGATCAGGGCTGTCTGCACCACGAACCAGTTGCAGATACATATTATTCATATCTGCTTGGACGTTTGAGGTGCTGAACGCGCTTGACGTTGCAGTGGTCTGGACGTTTTGCCAGAAGGTGTAGGTGCTTGAGTTGATGCCACCGACTGTGCCGGTGCCTGCATCAGCCACGATAAGCTGAAGACCACCAACCTCTTTGCCGCTTGATCCTGTGCCATCCGAATAGATCGATGTGGACAGGCTGTTCATCATCGACTTTTCAAGCACGTTAATGCGTGCCTCAAGCAGATTAATGATGGCCTCTGTGCCAGAGTTTTTGACTTGCTCTAGACCAGAAATGGTGACGTTACCTGCAAGCTGGCGGTATTCGTACACGGCAGCCGAAAGCACGTCTGATGGTGAAACATCAAGTGTCTCATAGCCTGAATAGAACTGCACAGTTCCATTGTCGGCATATTCCAATTCACGGACAATATCACGTCCTGTTACAGACGTTTGATTGCCATTCTCGCGCAAGCGCCGCAACAGTGCGTTGTGGTTGCTCACGTTGTCAGAAAGCGTCCGGCTACGATTGCGTAGCGTGGTCGTGACGATTTCTGAAAGATTAGGACTAGCCATTTACTAGCTCCTTCCATTCTCCAGTTGTCGGATTGACGCATTGATTGTGTCACGAATAGACGCATTGGCTGGGAGCGCTGGCGCGGCTGGTGTTGCACTGCCTCTGACTTTTGACCTTGCTGCTTTCTTCGCTTTTTTGACCGCCTCTGTTTTCACACTGTCTTGCGACTGTGCTGCGGCCATTGCCTTGACTTGCTCTTGGCGCAGTTCTGGATCGGCATACACCGCCATCTCATACGCTGTGTTCAAGTCCTTGGCATTTTGGGCACTGATGAGCGTTCCCATCACGCCCCGCACTTTTTCAAAGTGCGGGTGCTTGAGATTGCCGTTGGCATCAGTTTCCGATGCGAATTGGTCAATCAGAGACTGCGTGCTGGCCTCGACCTGGCTTTGCTGCTGTGTCTGTTGATTTTGTATAAAGCCTGTTAGCTGGGCAACTTGTTGCTGCAACTGCTTTACTTGCGGGTCTGCATATTCATCCTCAAGTGCTGGGTCGTTGCCGACTGCACCCACATCCACGCCGTACTGGTTGGCCAACCAAGCAATGGCGCTTTGAGGGTCTTTCCGCAGGTAGTCATGGGCGGCAAGCAGTTGTCGCACCGCTGCCACCTCATCCATGCCAGCGCGTTC